GACGACAGCGCAGCACGAACGCTCAAGCCAGTGGCGTACCCCTCGCAGAAGAAATCTCGGCCCTTGTTGTCGATCACATACTCTGCGCCGTTGCACTGCTGGCAGAAGAGGAATTTTTTCTCTCCGTCGATCGTGACCGTCTGTACCCCGACCAGCCTGCCGGCGACGCGCATAGGGATGAGCAACAACGGCCCTCCGACATCCCGCTGCATCACATTCCCGCGTTCTTCAGGGAACCCTTTTCCGTCGAGGTAGGCGTGTTTCTCCAGCGACGACTGGCCCAGCATCCATGCCGCTTTCGCGGCTGCCTTCCGGCGCCCCTCCTGTAGCTCCATCGCAGCTTTCTCGCAGCGCCTGCGGATAGCCTCGGCATCAATCCTGATGTCGTTTTCTCCGTCTGGGAACCACGTGACAGGATCGGTCATCGTCGCCCAATTCTGCACGTGGGCGTGATCCCCAAGGTGCTTGTATGCGCCGTTTCTCCTCTCTGGATGATCGGTCGTTGCGACGCGAATCCACTCACCGAACTCAACTTTCTTCAGCACAAGGCCATGCGCCTTGGCGAACTCATCGAACCTCATGCTGCCACCTTTTGCGCCATCTTCGACCGCGCGATCTGCCTCGATCTCAGGAAGTTGATTACCTCCATCCCCGGCGTCTGCGGATCAGGCTTCCTCATTGACGGCTGCACTCCGAATTTTTCCCGGTACATGATAAACGCGTAACCAGGCTTGTATCCGCGAGCCTGAGCATACCCAAGCAACTGCGCGTAGAAGTCGGCCTTGTAGGCCATGCTGTGCTTACTGTTGGCGGCATTCCCGCCAAGCTCGACCATTCTACCGGCAACCTCGACTATCTCAGATCGCCTCAGACGTACATGCCCGCAGTGCGAACACGTGTCCGAGTGCGACGGCCACAGAGAACCGCATCGTGGGCAGCGCGCCTTTTCCTTTTCGAGCTTGGAAGGCTCAGGTTTTGGCTTTTCAGCGCCGTCGTCAAGCTCGCTCACGCCGTTGGCGCACAGGTCGTCCCATTGGTCCCTGAATCGCAAATAATTGCCGGAATGGTCGAGCCAAATCGCTTGAGTCTTGCCTTCAAACGTCCGCATAACGCGGCCAATCTGCTGGACATGGCTCGAAAACGACTTCGAGAACGGACGCGCTGATACGCCGATCATCACATCGCTCTGGTCGAACCCCTTTGTGAGAATGTCGGTCGCGATGATTCCGTTGATGTCTGTGTCCGGCTTGTTGAATTCCTCAAGCACCTGCTGCTTGTATTCGTCGTCGTCCTTGTAGCTGATGCTGACGAAGTTGTATCCGGCCTCTGCGAACTTTCTCGCCAGGTCTTCGCCGTGCGCCACACCGGAGCAAAACACGATGGTCTTGCGCGGCCCTCCGAAAATCTCGTGTGTCTTCGCCACCCACTCTGAAACGATGTCGCCAGTGATCTTGATCCCGCGCTTTGTCGTCTCGGCAGCAGACCACTCGCCGGCCACCTTCTTTGCTCCGGTCATGTCAATCTCGGTGGCGATGAACACGTGCGGAGCAATCAGCCATCCTTGTGCGACAAGCTCATCGATCGTCACCGCTGATTCGACGCTCGAATAGACGGCGCCCATGCCCTTGGTGAATGGCGAACCGGACAGGCCGACTACCTTGACGGACTGGTTGTTCTTGATGAACTCGGCAGTTTCTTTGCGCAGGCAGTGGGCCTCATCAACGATCAGCAGATCGACACATGGGAAACTCTCCCGCTTCTCAAGCGTCTGTGCCGTGCAGATCTGAATCTTCTGATCCGGCCGCCACCGATCAGACCCGGCCATCATTACGCCGTGATCGATCCCGTATTTCCAAAGCCGCGCAGAGGTCTGTGTGCAGAGCACGCGCCGGTCAAGGACCATTGCCGATCGCCTGCCTTTCTGCGCCGCAGCGTGCATCATGCTGATGGCCACCTCTGTCTTCCCAAAAGCGCACGGCCCATAAAGCACTTGCGCACGATTGCCGGCCGCGAACCCTTGCCGGAGTTTGTCCAATATCGTTGTCTGATGCGCCCTGAGTACAAGTTCCATCGCCTTGTCTCACGCGTCTGTCATGGAGATTTCCGCAGCACCATCATATCTCGTCTTCCTGCGGATCGGAACATTGGTCCGGCCCTCTCCGACAGAATCCAGAATGATCGCGCGAACAAGCTCCACAGACCCAACAATATCTGCGTCTGAAACCTGAACCTTGCTGATGCCTGCGCGAGAAGAATCAAATACCTTCATCCCGCGAGCTATAGTCTCACGCGTCTGTGATGCGCTGGCTTTCAGAGAATCCACCTGGCGCACAAGCGCCTTGGAGCACTGCGTCATTTCATCGAAGTCCAGCAGGCACAAGGCGCGATATTGCCGAAGCACGAAAGAGCTATCGCCGCCGTTCATGATGGTCGTTGCAGCCGCCAGCCGCATCGGCGCTGAAGAGTAGTATCTGCGAGCAGTTCCGCAGTATTCAACCAATCCGTCCAGGGCCTTATCAAGTCCTCCTGCGGCAACCTCATGGACCTGTTGCGGGGTCACTCGGCTGCTCCCGCGAGCGATGGCAGTTGCCAGCCTGAGAGGCTCAGCAATGCGCTTTTCCCACCCTTTGATGTCCGAGAGCGTGCGGTTCACTCCCTGGTCAACGGCATCAAAAGAATCCGGGTCGATGCCAAGCGTCACCAGCATTGTGATGGTCACGCCGGACTGAGCGCACGCCATCAACCGATGGTGTGCGTCGCGCAGCGCGCCGTTCCAATCGAACGCCGCTCCCTGATGCGTCAGCTTCCACTCGCCGCGCCGCATGGCCGCAGCAAGCATATCCACGTGCCACCGCCTGGTCTTTCTGTTACCAATGCTCGTGGCGAGCATTTCAGCGGCCAGGCCGGGCGTGACCTCAATCTCCAGAGTTTTGATCGATCCACTTTTGAAAATCATGACTTCCCCTAACATAACTGCCGACATGGCGGCCGGCGTCGCTGCCTGACTATCAGGCGGTTCTGGTCCCTGCCAGCTTGTCGATTTCACGACGCTGCAATCTGATCTGTTGTTTCAGTTCTCCGTTTTCGGCCTGGTAATGGTCCCGACTTGCCATCACGGCAATCAACTTCGCCTTGAGCACCCGGATTTCCTCGCGCAGCCGCGCAATCAGTCCGGCCGCCTCTTCCTTCTCTTCCGCCGACAGATCTCCGACAGCCGCCCGCGCGAGCGCGTCTTGCAAATCGCTGATCTGGTCTTGCGCTGCGTCGAGAGGGGTGTACTCCGGTTCTGGCGGTGGCTGCGGTTCTGCTGGCTTCTCGGGCTCGACAGCATCTGATTTCTTGCCGATGTTCGCCGTCTGCATCGTGGTCGTCGTGCCGTGCTTGGTCCTCACGGTGCGCGCATTCTTGTCTGTCACTGTAGTCGGACTACAGTGAGCCCTCCGAACGTCACCAACGAACGACACAGAAACAGCGCACCGGCGAGCAAGTTCGTGATCGCTCCAGGCGCACCATTCTGAATCGTCGAGCAGCGTCTGCACTGCCCTCCGCTTGTCCGCATTGCTGCGCCGCAGTCCGTGATTGCTGTTCGCTGAGAGCGAGAAAAGGATTGCCTCGCGCTGGGTTCCTGGCGTGATTTCCTCGTGAATAGCCGTGAGTCCGGCCAAACGCGCGCCGTGGTATCTGTGGAACCCGTCCGCCAGCCAGTAATTCGACCCATCGAAAAAGAGTGTTACAGGGGGCAGGGAAGCGCCGGTCCTGATGGCCTCGGCGTACTCCTCGACCGTCGTCTGATTGATTTCCGCGCGGGACTGGGTGCCGCCGTCGATCCTGATTCTTGATAGCTCGATCACGCCTACGCCTTTACTTCTGTGATGTGGAGCCCGCGCAGGGCCATCAGATGACGCTTGATCCGATACGCCGGGGTCAGCATCCCCTTCACGTCCTCGATGATCACATCCCCGCCGGCGCTCATATACACGAAATCGGCAAAGTACCGGATAGCCGGCGACTTCCGATTTGCTCCGCGGATGAGCACGGCAGGCGCCAGTACGAACGGCACCTGCAATTGAAGGGCGGACACCTTTCCGGCTCGCTCAAGAATCTTCAGCTCGCCGTATCGACGCGCTTCTGCCCGCGACGCGAACGTGATGCCGTCGATCGTCTGCTTTTTGGCCTTGAACTTGTTCTTCATTGCCATCATGCTGCTTCCATCTCGTCCAGATCGATCTGGATTGACTCAACCAGCACTGCATCCTTGACCTCGGCGACATTCTTGCGTATCAGCAGATCCTCGACGCGGCGGAGAAACCGCAGACCATCGACGACGATGGCCTCGGTCAGAAGATCCCCAGCGGCGATACGGTCTTCGATGGCCAGGAGTGGATCGCTATCGACCTCTCCATGGAAAAGACGGTCAATCAGCCCGCGAAATCCGGCGCAGCACGAGTCGATCGGGACATACTCCTGACCGCCGTGCGCAAGCGTCATTGCCCTTCCCTCGACATCGACAGCCGTCCCTGTGCGGAGAATATCCCGCAGACACTCGCGCATCGGACGGAGCCACGCTTGGGCCTGGCGACGAGTCAAGCGTTTCATGCCGGCAACTCGACAGGGACTCTTGTCATGGCAGCAGCCCGTATCGAGCCGCTTCCCTGAGAGCGCACCTTAGCTTGGCAATCGCCAACAAATTAGCCTGAAGTTTACCCTCCTGTAGCAGAGATTCGACATCCGCAATGATCGTGTGCATGAACCTGGAGAGGTCCAGCAGTTTCCCGTCCACCTGCCCCGTGGTAGCAGGACCAGTGTCATCAATCAAATCCCCGAGAGCTTGCGCGTCGATCGGCGCGGTGAATCCTGTGAGCATCATGGTCCTCCTAATTTGTAAAGCTAAACGACAGTTTTTGTAAAACCAGCAACAGTTTTTGTAAAGCTAGCGACAGTCCGGCGCGTATCCTGATTGGTCGGATTTCCGTCGGCAACTGTCTCGGCCATTGCCTCGAACCGGATTTCAGGCATGGCCGTCATACTTGAAAAGAAAAGCCTGGCCGGAAGACCAGGCAAAGCCCGTCACGGCATGAGCCGCGCGACGGGAGGAGGAGAGTGGTGGGCAGGCTCATGCCACCAGCCACAGGACGATGGCCAGACAGCCGGCGGCGATGGGCAGTACGAACAAAAGCTCGCGCTCGACGGGAGATGGTCGGCGGCTCATGCGGCGACCTGACCATAGATGTCATTGAACGTCAGCTTGTGACCGCGACCAGCGGCGACGGCAATCAGTCTGCGTGCTACGTCCGGCGGGACCTCTTGCCGGTGCTGTTCATAATGGCTGACATTTCCGGCGGTCATATTCATGGCCGCTGCGAGCTGGGCCTGTGACATCCCGAGCATCGTCCTGATCTGTGCAATGTTGTTCATGGCGACACTATAGGGCAGCTATCCCGTCATTGTCAAGCGCAACTCGACACATTCCGCGACCATCATCAATCTGACTGCCGATCAATTTTAGCTGGAATTTATAGATTGGCTATTGACATCCCGTCATAGTTGCCCTATAGTCCATTCCATCGGCTCCCAGTGTATCACCCGACTCCCGGCACGGCGGTTTCTTTTGGTGTTCCTTTCCGCCGGACACAAGGACAGATGAGCGGCATCTGTCCTGCTGGGAGCCGATACCCGCAAGTCGCTTTGGTAGTGGCCTTTGGTGCGTGCGACGTATTCGCACGTTGGTTGGCGATCGTAACGCTAGTTGATAGGTCGCCAGCAGGTTCAAATCCTGCACAGGGCCACCACCAAAGATGCTGCCCATCCTGCACGCCTGGTATTGACGGGGCGATTTTTTTGAAAGGTGAGCGCGACTGCCTGGCGGGAATGTCGGGCAGCATCTACAACGATTTGCAGGGCTTTGCCGGGCAATGCGGTGCGTTGCTTTGAAAGGCGTAGCAAGGAGATGCTGGGCAATGCGAGGCAAGGAACGGCGTGGCAGGGCGTGGAAATGCGAGGCAATGCACGTCGGGGAAATGCCCGGAGTGGCAGGGCAAGGCAATGTTTTTTCACACAGGAGAAGAAATTGGAAATTCAAATTTCGGTCAGCGGCACAACTCCGCTGATCCTCAACAAATTCACGGACGCCGCGGCGTTGGCGTCGTCATCCGGGTCGAGGTCGAGCGCCGCCGCAGGGTCGCGCGGGACTCCGATGGAGATCGCAGAGGGAAAGCTGTACTACGGAATTGACGGCGACCTCGTGATCCCGTCTCCGAATCTGCTACGCTGTCTGGTGGACGGCGGGAGCTTCTTCAAGGCCGGCAGGAAACAGATCACGACCAAGGCAGAGAGCATGCTGTTTTCCTGCCTCGACATTCTGGCGGCAGAAATCCCGCTGTTGCACAAACAACCATGGACGGTCGATACCCGCGCCGTGGTCATACCGGCGACCAAGAGCCGAATTCTCGCGCACCGGCCACGGTTCGATGATTGGTCCCTGGAATTCACCGTGTCCTTGGACACCAGCATCGTGCAAGAGCCGCTGCTGCGCGAAATAATCGACGCGGCAGGGAATCGGGTCGGTCTCGGGGACTTCAGGCCGGCAAGGAAAGGGCCTTTTGGAAAATTCAGGGTCGACCACTGGAAGGTCGTCCCGTTGGAAATAGCTGCATAGATCAATCGATGCTTTGCTTACCACTGCGGAGCATTGCTGTGCGGGGCGGGGCAATGACAGGCCTGGAATGGCGCTGCAAGGCAAGGAGAAACACAGGGACCATCGCCGCACGGATGGCGCAAGCGTGGCCGAAAGATCGCTGACAAGCCGGGAGAGACCGGCACCTACACACTTTCTTGGAGGGGTTGAGATGGGAATCTGGATTCTGCTTTTCATGCTGGTCATCGTCGTTCCGATGATCGTTGCGGCATGCATCGGTGAAATGTGCAGCAACCTGGATCATGGGGGCAAAGATGACCGATCCTGATCCGGTAGCCGTTTTGCGTGCCATCATCGAAGAGGTGGCGGGCGCCACTCCGCCATTCTTGTCAGACTCGTATCTTCCTCCTCATCTGGTGCACGACGCAAGGATGGCGATCGAGAGTCACGAACGTGGCCATGTTCCTGATGTTGCCGCATGGCAAGCCCAGGAGCAGATTCTGCTGGCCCGCCTGCAGCAGGCGGATGAGATGTGCAATTTCTTGCGCCACGAGAACGCCGATCTTTCGCGGCGGCTCTACCTCTATGAACAGGAACAGATCGGAAGGAAATGGCAGGCATGAAAGAGCTGATTATTCTGGCCATCCTGTTGGCACTGTTCGGCGTCGTCGGCCGGATCGACTACGAGGCAGAAATGGCCATGTCTGCATCGCGGATCGATCCGCCGAGGATGGCGATGGAGGCGCAGAAATGAGGCAGACGACCTATTGCTGGAACTGCTGCGCCGAGTACCCGGCCAGTGCGATGCAGTGCCCTGCGTGCTGCGCCACAAACGCCAACATCGACCTCGACAAAGCTGGCGCCGAGGAGTGTGGCGAGTCGCAAATCTCGCACGACTGGCGGTACCTCGACGACTCCGTCGACCATGAATTCGGCAGGCAGTTTGCATTCCATTGGGAATGCGAACGGTGCGGGAAGGATGGAGGCCAAAACGTCGGCATCAACATGAAAGGGACAGGCCATGCGCGCCAATAAGTTCGGCGAGTTCGATGCCGTGACGATCGACATGATCAACGAGGCCAGTGCATTCCTTGATCTGGCAATCGGCGCGCTTCATGACGGGGATGTGGCCGCAGCCCGTTCAATTCTTTTGGAGTCGAAAGGAATCATTGATGATTTGCAGTCATATAACAGAGGAGAGAATAGATGATCAAGTACCATTTTGACATTGCCCAGGGCAGCGAAGAATGGCACGCGCTGCGCTGCGGGATTCAGACCGCGAGCGAGATGAAGCTGATCCTGACGCTGACGCCAAAGCCGCGGGCAGCGAACAACGACAAGGAACGTGCGCACCTGTTCGAGCTTCTCGGCCAGCGTATTACCGGCTACGTCGAACCGCGCTACATAAGCGACGACATGCTGCGCGGGCATGGAGATGAAATCGATGCGCGCATCAGATACGCCGAGAATTACGCTCCGGTGACTGAATGCGGTTTCGTGACCAACGACGATCTTGGTTTCGTGATCGGATATTCTCCTGACGGACTGGTGGGTGATGACGGCCTGATCGAGTGCAAATCTCGCCGGCAAAAGTTCCAGGTCGAGACGATCCTTGCGGATAATGTTCCCGCCGAGTACATGCTTCAGATCCAAACCGGCCTGATCGTCACCAGGCGCAAATGGCTGGATTTTGTCTCGTACTGCGCAGGCATGCCGATGTTCGTCAGGCGAGTCTACCCAGATGCCACCATCCAATCGGCAATCGCTGATGCATCCATCGATTTCGAGGACCGCCTGAGATCGGCGCAAAGCCGATACAACGAGTGGTGCGGCAAGCAAATTCCCCTGATCGAGACAGAACGCCAAATTGATGAGGAGATAACGCTGTGATCGATATTTCCCGCGCCATCGTTCCTAAGAGCGACCAACTCAACGCGGATGATTTGATAGGCGGGCCGAGAACAATCACCGTCGTTTCAGTAATGATGATTGCCGAGGATGTTGCAGATGGTCGGCCGGTTGCGATCCACTTCGACGGATGCAATGGCAAGCCGTACAAGCCATGCAAATCAATGCTCAGGGTTCTCTTGAGAGCATGGGGGAAAGACGCATCGAAATATACAGGCCGATCGATTACACTATATCTCGACGAGGCAATCCGGTTCGGTGGAGCCGCTGTCGGTGGAATCAGAATCAGCCATCTGTCGCACATCGCAGGCCCTATCACGATGGCCCTGACGGTGACGCGAGGGACGAAGAAGGCGTACACGGTCAGACCGCTGGACGTCGCCTCATTACCGGATCATCCGCCAGCAGAAGCAGACCCTGTGCTCATATCCGCCGGCCTTGCCGCATCCTCAGAAGGCGTCGAGATTTACACGCAATGGCTTGGAGGATTGACGCCTGATCAGAAGGAGCAGATCAGGAACATGCACCAGGAATGGTCGAAACGGGCGAAGCTCGCAGACATGGACATGGATAAAGGGCAAGACCAATGAACACCACAGGTACATCACTCACCGTACAGCAGCGCGCATCGGTCGCGATCGGCGGCAGCGAGTACGAGGCCGAACTGAAAGAGATGGCATCTCGGTCGGCCGGGATCGTCGCCATATCGAACCGGGCAGGACTGCAGGAGTGCCACGCCGCCAGAATGGGACTCAAGAGAACGCGCCTGATGATTGGCGACAAGGCCAGAGCGGCCACCGAAGACGCGAAGGCGTTTGTCGCCGCCGTCGGCGTGCGGGCAAAGGAACTGGTCTCCATCCTGACGCCGGAAGAATCGCGTCTTGGTGAGTTGCAGTACGGATACGAAGCCGAACAGGAGCGACTCAAGGAAGAAGCCAGTAGGGTCGGACGGGAGAGGGTCAACGCAATTCTCGACCGCATTTCTGAGATTTCAGCACTCCAGTTCGTCGCCGCAGGGAAACCGCTTTCTGGGGCCATCCAGATCCTGGAGAAACTCGAAAGTGTCTCGATCGACGACAGCTATCAGGAATTCGCATACCGCGCTGTGACCGTGTTGCAAGCGACAAAGGATGCAGTCAGGAAAATCATCGAACAGATCGGGGCCGAAGAGGCCGCAAGGGAAAAGGCAGAAGAAGATGCCGCATGGCGCGCTGCAGAGGCCGAGTCCGCGCGCATCGCAAAGGCAGAGAAGGACGCCAAGCGCGCCGCAGAACGAAAAGCGGAAGCTGACCGACTTGCAGCAGAACGCAAGGCGGAAGCTGATCGGCTCGCCGCAGAACGCGCGAAATTGGCCGCAGAGAAGGCGGAATTCGACGCAAGTCGGGCGGCTATTCTGGCAGAAATCGAGGCAGCCAGGAAGCTCGCAGAGGAGAAGGACGCGGCAGCGCGCGCCGAGGCCGAGAAGGAAGATGCCATCAGACGGGCGCAAGAGGCTGAAGAAAAGCGCATCGCAGACGAAGAGGCGGCAAGGGCACGCGCCATCATCACTGACAAGCTGGAGCGCATCGCCGCCGAGTGCGAGACACTGACACCTCATCAACTCGACGCGGTTCTTCTGGCAATCGTCAAGATTCGCGACAAGTGCGGAGATCTTCAGGATGGAGAGATTGACGACAGCGACCGCATCCACATCGATGTCGCGGTGTCGATACTCCCATGCTTCTAGCAGGAATAAACCAATCACAACCGGCCGCAGTGAGTGCGGCCCAATCACCATGGAGCAGTCGACAGTATGGAAAGCCTCGTAAGAAGAAACGAAATTCTCCGTTCACAGAAGGGGCCTCGTTGGAAGATTCTCCAGGCCCTGAGAGAGCATGGCCCACTGACTTGCGAGGAGATCGCTCAGCATACCGGGCTGTTATCGGCTGTTGTCGGCAACAACGCCAGAGCAGCAAAGGCTGACATGCTGGTCGATAGGGGTGGCTTCGACGACGTTACAGGAAGGCCGATCTACAAGATCACGGCCGCTGGGCGCGATTGGCTCAAGTATGGGGTGGTTCCAGAAAAGAAGTCCGTGGAGAACACCCCCGACATGCCGTCCGAACAGGACAAGGATGTCGACTCCGGATGTCATGACAAACCTGAACATGAACCCGATCCGTCTATCGAGGAACCTGTGACAACTGATCCTGAACACGAGCCTGAACCGGAAGATCAAGGCGACGACCTATATGCTGTCGTAATGCTGGATGATGTATCGAGAGTCGTCTCTGCAGCGCTCACCAAGGGAAGGAAGAACGCAATCATGGAAGCGACATCATCATCCATGGAAACCGGAAAGGACATTACCATCTACCGGACTTCCAAAATTGGGATTGTGAAGATGACGCCAGTATTCGAGGATCTGAAATGACGTGCCATGCAGCAGTTCAACCAGATCGCTGCCGAACGGACGCAGCAGACGGCATCTGTACCGTTGATCGAGACGCAAGTTGATCGGCGTTGGAACGGAGGACGCTTGCGGATGGGCATGCTGACCGCCGTGTTGGCAGATATTGGGATCTATACTACGATGAAATATAACGATTTTGTAGGCGCAAAACTCGGCACTGACTACGCTTCTGGAATCGATGCCAAATTGCGCGACTACTCACTATTTCCGCACCAGCGCGATTTAGCATCATGGGCCTTGCGAAGGGGTCGGGCGGCCATTTTCGCCGACACCGGGCTCGGCAAGAGCAGAATTCAGTTAGCTTGGGCAGATATGGTGCATCGTGAAACGGGGGGAGATGTACTGATCTTGGCTCCGTTGGCGGTGGCCGAGCAGACGGCGGAGGAAGGATCGAGTATCGGCGTCACTGTAACCCATGCCAGAGAAGCAGATGACGTGCGGCCAGGCATCACGATCACGAACTACGACCGGATGCACAAGTTTAACGCGGCACGGTTCGCGGGAGTGGTGATGGATGAGTCGAGCATCATCAAGCACCACGCGGCAAAGACGCTGCAAAACATGCTTGATTCATTCCGGGACACCCCCTACAAGCTATGCGCGACGGCGACTCCTGCCCCAAACGACTGGACCGAACTCGGCAACCACGCCGAATTTCTCGGCGTTCGATCGCGGGCCGAGATGCTCGCCGAGTTCTTCGTCCATGATGGAGGCGACACGCAGACATGGCGCATTAAGGGCCACGCGCGGAAGGTGTTCTGGCGGTGGGTAGCATCGTGGGGAGCAATGGTTCGCTCGCCGGCGGACTTGGGCCACGACGCCAGCGCATACGCTATTCCTCCGTTGAACGTGCATCAGCACACGGTCGAAACCGAGCACAACCATGCGCATGGATTGTTTGCCATGGAGGCGCAAACCCTCATGGAACGCCGCGACGCTCGCCGAGCATCGATTGTGGAGCGTGTGCGGGCATGCGCCCACATGGCTAACTCCGACAGTGATCCGTGGGTTATATGGTGCGACCTCAATGCCGAAGGAGACGCACTGACGGCGGCAATTGACGGCGCGGTGCAGATCGCCGGCAGACACGATGCCGATGTGAAGGAACAGCGGCTGCATGACTTCGCGCACGGCAAGATTCGCGTGCTGGTCAGCAAGCCGTCCATCTGCGGATTCGGTCTCAACTGGCAGCATTGCGCCAACATGGCTTTTGTCGGCGTGACAGACTCATTCGAGGCGTATTACCAGGCCGTGCGCCGCTGCTGGCGCTTCGGCCAGAAAAGGCCTGTCAATGTGCATGTCTTCTCCAGCCAACAGGAGGGCGCCGTTGTTGCAAACCTGCGGCGAAAGGAATCCGACGCCCGCGCGATGGCTAACGCGATGGCGGCGGAAACTCTTGATGCGGTGCGTGAAAACATCCTCGGACGCACCAAGGACACCAATCCATACGAACCTATATCACGCATGCAAGTTCCATCATTCATGGTGGCTGCGTAATGCAAACTCGCTATCAATCATTCGTTGAATCTTGCATCAACGTCGCCATCGGCTACGGCGTAGCACTGATGTCACAGATTATTGTGTTCCCGCTTTTCGGCATTCACATTTCGCTGTCGAGCAATATCGCCATTGGAGCTATTTTTACCGTCATTAGTATCGCCCGCAGCTACGCTGTGCGGCGCGTTTTCAACAAACTGCATGGGGTGCCGCGCGCATGAACTGCATTGACCAGACAATCGGCGAGAACTTCGCCTTGTACCACGGAGATTGTGTTGAAGTGCTCCACGGCCTGCCGGCCAAGAGCGTGCATTACTCGATCTTTTCGCCTCCGTTTGCGAGCCTCTACACCTACTCAAACAGCCCGCGAGACATGGGCAACTGCCGCAGCAATGATGAATTCTTCGAGCACTTCGGCTATCTCGTGGATGAACTGGCGCGCGTAATGCAGCCTGGGCGCAATGTGTCGTTCCACTGCATGCTGTTCCCTGCCAGCAAGGAGCGGGACGGGTTCATCGGCCTCAAGGATTTCAGAGGAGACTTGATACGCGCATTTCAAGCCAAGGGATTCATTTTCCACAGCGAGACCGTGATCTGGAAAGACCCGGTAACTCAGATGCAGCGAACGAAGGCGCTCGGGTTGCTACACAAAAGCGTCCGCGAGAACGCGAGCATGTGCCGCCAGGGCATTCCAGACTACCTCATCACGATGAGAACGCCCGGCGATGTGGCAGAGCGCGTGAAGCATACGGCCGACGACTACCCGGTTGAGAAGTGGCAGCAGGTGGCCAGCCCGGTATGGATGGATATTAACCCATCCGACACGCTCCAATACATGAGCGCCCGCGAGCACAACGACGAGCGGCATATCTGTCCTTTGCAGTTGGAAGTGATACGGCGCGGCGTCGAACTTTGGACGAACCCCGGAGACATTGTTCTATCGCCTTTCGCCGGGATCGGAAGCGAGGGCTACGTGGCGCTGCAAATGGGGCGAAAGTTTGTCGGTGCTGAACTCAAGGCGAGCTATTACCAGCAGGCAGCCATGAACCTAGCGAACGCAATGCGCGGGACTGCCGACCTGTTCACAGCGTAATTCATGCCAACGTGATGGTGATCAGCCTGACGCACACCGACACCGATTGAACAACCACCGCAGCTTGATGCGGCAGGCATGTTCGACCGCATGGTTGCTCGAATTGATCATAACGAATGGAAGGATGATGGATCAGTCGATTGAACTACTGCGCAAACGTGCGCAGGCAAGCGGTGGTGATGCGCTTCTTGAGGAGGTGGCGGATGAGCTTGCCAGGATGCGGATACTTGCCGGAGACGCTTACGTAGCATGGGACCATGACCGCGACGCTAGGGTCGGAAACATGCTGCTGGCCATGTGTGATGACAAGTTCTGCCAGACGTACCGGCCAGATCTGTGGGCGCCTAACGCAGAGGTGAGCTGACTGCGCGGCTTTTCGCGCAGGTCAGCTCGACCGCCTGGTTAGCACCTGGCGCAAAGGAGAAGACATGAAACGACTGGAATACCCGATGAACCACGAATGGCATGTGGCGATCAACCGACACCACGACGGGAAGATTGGCGCTCCCGACTGGAAACGATGGATGTACGAAGCGAAGGCGATGGCGGACGAAGTGCCGCGCATGGCGCTGGTGCTCGGCATGGAGCGGCGCGGAGAACTCGCCAAGACGCACAAGCAATGCTCGATGACGCCAGCAGTACCGGTGCAGAGCAACCACCTGACATGCTGCCTCGGCGTGAAGTGCGCGGAGTGCCCTGAACTGCTGGCGCTCGACAATATGGAACGGGTAACGCCAGAAGAGATTGACACCGCAAAGGCTTGGACGTGCGCGGCCCACATTGTTTCAGAAGGCGGCGACATGATGAACGAAGGATACCTGCTCGACGTGAGCGACAGGATGTACTTGGACAACGTGTGCGAGAGCCTGAGCCAAGGTGATGAAGTGGCTAACGTTGCGCTAACCGGCGAGCCGAAGGCGAGTCCGAGTTGAGCGCAGGGTCAGCCGGCACTATCCGGTGCGAAAGGACAGACGATGAGCGAAGAAGACGATAGCGCCCCAGACATACAGCCGGAACCAGGCGTGGCGCCAAGCGTATGGACGTACTCCACGATGAATCGCATGAACTGCAGAACAACCGTTCACACCACAGAAATTGTTGACGGTGTTTTGTTCGTCGCCGTGCTGATTTACGGAGGAGACGGCCGCCTCGAAGAAAAGAGACTAACTCGCGCCGACATGGTGCGTGCGTAGGCCGGCTAACGCTGCCAATAACCGGCAGCCGTAGGCTGTCCGGTTGATTGGCTTGTTAGGTGTGTGGCTCCGAAGCGTGGAGAACTATGAATGAGTTGGCTTTATTCGCGGGCGCTGGTGGAGGCATTCTCGGAGGCCGTGCCGTTGGATGGCGAACCGTGTGCGCCGTGGAGTGGGACACCTACGCTGCTGGGGTACTGCTCGCCCGACAAAACGACGGACTGCTTGAGCCTTTCCCGGTATGGGACGACGTTCAGACCTTTGACGGACGACCTTGGGCGGGAACTGTTGACGTTGTTTCGGGCGGCTTCCCCTGCCAAGACATCAGCAGCGCAGGCAAAGGCGCCGGGATTGACGGCGCGCAAGGGCTACGCTATTACCGACGAGGCGGTTGAGAACAGCGCCTCGGAAACCCTGTGGTGCAGCCCTCACTGTGTGCCGGAGAGGCAGAAGCAGGAGGCGCTGTTTTGAAGTGCCCTAACACGAAGTAGACACCTTATTCGTGGTCTACTTCATCAAAAAATGGAGTAGATACCTTTTTTCCGATTTCCAACGACCTGGAGACCCTATGCTCCTGACAATCCAACAGGCTGCTGGCCGTGAATTGCATTTGGTATGGCGCAGAATTCAGCGTAACCAGACCATGAGTCCGCTGAGTATTTCGCGGTACTTCTAGAATATGGATCGAGAATGAACGAACAGGACGAACTGAACTACGATCTCGGCAGCCGTGCCGCATGGCGGGTCATGCTTGGCGAGTGCTGCCGGCAGCTTGCCTACGACGACGTCGAGGTGCAAAAGGTAGCTTGGATCAACGAGCGCGAGGATGCCATTGCAGCGCTCCGTTCCGCGTGCAAAGACCACGGCGACAACGACTGGCCAGACAACCTTGTCCTGGCTGACGTGGTGGGAAAGCACTTGGTTCGCCACCTTAACGACCAGCAGGGATCGAAGACGATGCCTACGACTTCCTGAGATAGAACACCCACCCAGCTATCCTCACCGCTGCCCATATCGGCCACCTTTGCCATGCGGGGACGCCAATCGTTCCCATGGCTTCCAGCAATACCGCGTCGGCCAGACGGCGCGGCAGGATGCCTGTCGAGTACAGGTAGTCATGGATCACCGCCGGCTCAGTGGCAACACCACCGAAGAGTAGGTAAGCCAGGGGAAGCCGCGGCACACTGGCGAAGTCAGTGGAGAATCCAGACGGGGCGACGATGACCTGCCCGGCAACATCGGATCGATACGCCAGCGGCGAGGAAAGCACCCATTCCCCATGCTGATCGTGTTCTGCCTGTAGCGTCGTCAGAAATTCGCTCATGGCACCTTGAGAACGAGCTTCGCCGCCTTCCAGAACGCCCGCCGTTCGGTGCGCCCATTCTGACCGCCGTTTATCCTTCTGGTGATCTGGTCAAACTCGCCTTTGTCCGCCAGTTCGTTGAGTCCGTGTTTCCACCAGAACCACGCTGCCGACCGCGCGGCTAGGATGGGTTCTTCCAGTCGTTCCGGATGGATCAGCAGCACATGCGATCCACCGAACAATGCGGTAGAACAATCGGCGTAGTTCGCCAGGCCGGTGATCTGGATCAAGCCTCGCCCCCTGAACCTCTGCCCGTCTCCGGGGACCGTGTTCCCGAGATCCTTGCGCCCCTCGTATGCCTTCCCGCTGGCAATCTCGCGCGTGTAGATGAGGCTTCCAGACTCGTGCGCGATCTGCGCCAGAAACGCCGCCTGACGCTTCTGTGTGTCGATGTGGTACTCCGAGACATGGCCGATTCAATTGGCGCCGCGAAGATCGCCGCGCGCCGGCCTGCGTAGGGCATGATTGTTCTGAGTGTCGATTCCATATCCATCGTTGTTTCCCATTCACAGATAAAGGGTGTCACCATTTGGTGTCACCATTTCAGACAAAGGGTGTCACCATTTTACATGCTCCCTTACCCAGCCTGTCAGCCACCACGCCGCACTCACCAACGTAGCCACGACCGGGATCAGGATCTTGAACGCCGACACCATCATCTTGCTACCCCGCCACAGTAGGATCAGTTCATCGATGGCTGCTTTTGTCTCCCGTTCTTCTGCGACGTGCGCCACGATCGTATCGTGAGTCAACCGAGACAGCCCCTGCGTATCGCGGGCCAATTCCTCGATGCTATCAAGCCGGTGGCGCAAGATCGCCGCTTCCCCCCGCCAGGACCGGCGGTCAATCCCATCGTATCCTGATCGATCGGTATCCTCTGTGGCGCCCGCCTCCGCGAGATCTTCATCCTTGATGTGCATAGTTCCCTATTCTTCTTCTGATTAACGAAAGACCTGCCCAACTCGCTGATGATCGTCAGTCATTGCATCCTTTCAGCTTGCCTGTTGAACCCGCGCATCACCGCCGCCATGCGCTCGTTGACTTCACGCGCCCTGCTGGCCGAATCTGGACCGCCCTTGCTTACGATGCCGCGACGAATCTCACGCAGCTTGCTAATCTGACGTTCGGCGGAATTCCCGAGTGCCGCCAGTTTGAGAGCATACGGTTTATCCAGCATGTAAGGCGCGATCCCGGTGCCATCCTTCAGGCGCCCCTTAATCTCTCTCTCCGCAGCGTTCGCCTGCAGGATATTCTCGTAGAACGCTTCGCTTTGCCCGGACGCGCCACTGGTACTCCCGTACAACCGCCCGGCCAGCGGGATCTTGTATGACGGAAGTTCCTCGCCGGTGAATGGCGCCGTGGCCATGGCGAGAACTTTGCCAGCCTCGCGCCCGATGCCGCCCGTTAACTGGCCGATCACGTAATCGATCTGATCCGGGGTCGGCGACAGTCCGCCAGGCGTGTACTCTGTCCCGCCGGTCGCTGCGTTGATCGCTTGCGCGAATACCTTCGCAAATGGCGTCGCCGAATCCTTTGCGCGCTGCGTGCCCGGTTGCGGGTCGAGGCTGTTGCGGTTCTCGATGTAGATCGGTCGCCCGGTCCAGTCCCTGTTCTGCGCCAGTGCAACGAACGGGTCGAGAACCGTCGGCATAGCCATCTGCAGAGGCGGCGACGATCCTCCAAGGGGGTTGAAAGCATCCGCCAGGACGGTGAATAGGCTCGCCATCTGCTTGCCGGACGTCTTGTCCTTGTAGGCGGCCATCTCGACGGCCAGACGCCCGATGTTCGGCAGGAAGTGGAACCCAAGCGGCATTGGGATGGCAATGTACTTGTCATTGCTGATCGGAATAATCAGCGAGCGCTCCTTGACGAACTCCGGGATCTTGCTCCACTCGTCGTCTTCTCCGTCTCCCCCTCCCATTGCTGCAATTCCCATCACGGCACTGATCGCACCGACCAGCACGCCACCTGCCATGATCTTCCGGCCTGCCGGCCCGGCCAGCGTCTGCGCCATGCGCGTCGTGCCCTGCACGGCGGCATTGAAGAAGGCATACAGCGCCCCTAGCTCGCGCGTCTGCCGGCCCTTCCGGTTGAAGTTCACGGTCAGGTTCTTCGCGAGACTCGCCGCCCGCTCCTTGGTCATTCCGCTGTCGAGACCGGCCTTGTACGCAGCGAGTCGGACGGCTGTTTCCATTGCTTCGTTATAGTCACTCAGCCACGATGCGACGGCATGGAAGGCCCTTCTTGCGCTTCCATGATCGAGAGCTTTCATCTCCTTGAGGATGCTATTACCTCGATCCTCTGCGTTCAGGAATAGATCACGGTATCCAGTCATGCCGCCGACCATGTTCAACTCTTCCGAAAGCGCGGCCCACTGGCCAGTGGTTGGCAGCCGACCATAGTTCTTGAAGGACGCCTTCAGGATGTTGAGAGAATCTTTAAGCACTTGTCCCTGTTTGCCTGCAAGCTCAGTCGTACTCAAGTTCAGCGCCCCCGTCTGTAGGTCGCGCATCATGTTGATGACACCGAAAATCGGGTTGTACTGCGTGTTGATGGACGCAAACCACCGTGTTGCCTTCCCAACGGCCGGAATCAGGTAGTGCAAATCGTCAACGTCCAGGTTCTTCAGTGCATTGGCCATGCGCAGCGCTTCCGGGTTGTGTTCATTCATCGTGATGGCCACGTCCTTTCCGGCGATGCGCAGCATGATGACGTTCGGCAGGTTTTTGTACATCGGATCGGGAACGGTCTTCACGAATCCGGTCGCTTTGTCGATGATGTCGGTCGTCGGAACGGTGCCGACCTTCCACACGTCCGGCAGTGGGTTTTGGCGAGCCATGAGGTACAGCCTGCGCATCACGTTGTTCTTTTCGCCGCGTGTCAGCGCCGCCTCGCGCTGCATGGCGATATGCCCGAGGATGTGCGTCACCTGCTGATTGCTGCCGGTGCGCCGCCTGGATGCATCTCCCTTTGTGCTGAACCCCTGCCCGATCGGATGATTTACGCTGTCCGGGTGCGCCTCGTCGCGGTGGAGTGGGATGTAGTGCCGGTATGTTCTGCGCCAGGTGTCGAGGCTCTCGCGGCTCATCAATCCGTAGTTCTGGAGGAGTTGCAGCGTGCCCTCGTTTATGGCGTCGACACGGTTCGCGAGCGCTTCCAGGTCGGCGCGCCGCTCTGGCGTCAGTCCGTCCATGATCGCGGCGGCGGCGGCGTCGGACATGCCCGATAGGGAACGGCGCTCATCCTCGGTCCCGCGGAATGCTTGCGCGCCATTCCACGCGGCCAGTTCTCCGCGAGCGTCGTTCAGGGACTGTTCTAGCGCACTCGTTGCCGCCCCGGTGGCTTTGGCCCGTTGGAGGTGCAGTTCGAGACTGCGCACGGTTGCTGCCGCCTGCCTCTGGCCGGCGTCGATCTCGGCCTGACTCGGATTGCGCCGAGCCATCTCGGCATTCGCTTCCGGAGCGTGCCGCGCATGGAGATAGGTTTCGAGATCCTGCAGACTCACGCCGCGCGCACGCATATCGACCAGCAGCGGCCGAAGCTCGGCCTTCAGGAAGCCATCCGTCCGGTGCGACAGGCGCTTGTGATACAACTCCTCGCCGAGGTAGGCATCGTTCAGATCGGTGATCGTCCCGCCAATCTTCCGGATGTGGTCCCGGATGCGGCGCAAATCCACGTACTTGTCCTGCAGCTCGTAGATCAGCTTGTCGATCCGTCCCGGCGTCAGGATTGCCGCGGCCTTGGCCTTGGCGGCCTGCCACAAGTTTCCGGGAGATGCTGGATGTGTTACGGCAGGCTGAGTGCCGGCGACGCTAAAACGAACACTGTCCGCCCTGTCCAGATTCCCGTCGCCCATCTCCCCAAAGTACATCGCGCCGGATTCCCGATACGGGCCAGGCATCGGATGGCTTGCTCCTGAACCAGACAGGTAGCTCGCGTGCGCGCTCGCGCTTCTCGGGTTCCCGTAGATGCCGCGCTGGGCAACGAACGTCAGCCCGTTGTCAGCGGCGAAACGACGGAAGGTTTCGGGTACTCGAACGCCCTTTGGTCCGGTTGCAATGGCCATTCCGTCGTCGGTGACGCGGAGAAAGACGGCGTGTTCTGGCCGTTCAAGCGCGGCCGCATCTCGTCGCAGTTGGCGCAGTCTGGCCCCGTCGATAGGCGCCTTGGCTGGCGCTGTTGTCGGTATTGTTCGTCGGTCATCTTGTTGCCCTTGTTGGTCGTCGGCGATGTTATACCGAATGTCCGGGTCGTTCGCGTCGAAGGTACCGCGGTTGCCGATGGCTGACTTGATCTGCTCTGGGCGGAACACGACAACAACATCGGATGAAACTTCGTCCTGGTTCGTCTTGCCATTCATCAGTACGTCATTGAAGATGACGGCGGTGTATCCAGATCCTTCTGCCTTTTGCGCGATGTCATCAAGAAATCCGTGCCCGCCAATAATCAGTTCTTCCTCTTCATCTATCTCATTGGCGAGCTTCCTCGGGATTTTGATGTCTCCAGCGCGTGCGCCTTGAGCATCCACGGAGACAGAAAACTCGCCTGTATTCACAAACAAAGGAACAACCTCTCCTGTTCTGCGAATCTTCCCGTCTTCCGCTTCCCACCCCGTATATTGTTTTGCCAGCTTCTTTGATGTGGTCAGATACAGGCTGGACCCATCGAACTTTGTAATGCCAATCGACTCGCTGCCGTGGTAGACCACTCGCGGCTCACCCGTCTCCGGATCAACCACCTTCGACGCATTCGCCGGGGCGCCTTCCCAATCCCCAAACCACGCCTTGAACGCCGGCGTCCGCACCTGCACCCACTGCCCGTAGTTCAGTTTCGTCCGGCCAGCGGCCTTCGCCTTGTCGTAAGCCGCGCGACCTCCCGCCTCGCGCTCGGTGGCGGCGAACTGGTCTTCGGTATCGAGGTTGAAGCGCACCGCCTCATCCGCCGCCCGGATCGCGTCCAACTTCTCGCCGTTTCGTTCCAGCAGGGCGATGCGATCGAGCGTTGGCTGATCCCAGATGACGTAGTTGTAGGTGCCTTTGCCGTCAGCGCGGCTTTGCCCGTCGAGGTAGCGCAGGCCGGGGATGCCGAGTCTTAAAAGGGTTTCGCTGGCGGACTTGGCTGTGCGCGACACGGATAACTGTCTGTACAACTGATCTCCGTATGTTTTGTCCGGCCTTTCTCCTTCATAACCTTCTGAGCGAAGGCTTTCTTGCACTTCCGGTGTCTGCTCACTCAGCGGCTTGTCCCAATCCAGCAAGTGCGGCATCACGTCGTCGGGGATGTCGAGTTGGTAGAGTGATCCTCCTTCAGGAATGTACTCCATCTCGTGCAACAAATTGGACGCCTCATTCTGCAGCTTTGTAGGGTTGTCAACCCACAACGCAGCACTTGCGGAATCAAGATCCCCATTGCTGTTTTTCAACTCATAGGCAGCTATAACCGCTGCTTCGACAGAGTAGCCGCGGGATTTTGCGACACGTATTAGATCCCGCTTGGCGTCTCCAATGTACCCAACCCGTTCGCCTCCGAGCATGAATAGCGTGACGCTCGCACCGCTTAGCCTATCCCTGTACCCGTGCGCAACGCCATGGGATTCCGCCGAATACCACCCCCACCCATACGCCTGCGCCCCCTCGCCGGTCCCCATCTTGTCCAGCCTCGGCCGGCCATGCGGGAATCCAGGCTCAGGCGCCCACACATGCGGCGTACCATGCCAAGCAATCGCGTAACGGTCACTCCCCTGCAGCCGGCCAGTCATCGCCGCATTCTCCCGCATCAGTGCCGCGCCATCGCGCATCACTTGGTCGAGCAGCGTTTCCTGCCTCGCCGTCTTCATCCCGAGGATTCTCGCCACCGCGCGAACGAACCATTCCCAGGCGTTCTTGATCGTCGAACCATTCGGCGCCGGGGTGGCCTGCAGCGCCTGCTGGAACCTCGGATTGCTGAAGGCTTCGGCGACGAACTCGTCCAGGCTCGACAACCCGTACTGCCCGGACAGCGACCCATCTTTCTGAGCGTAACGTAACAGAACGCGCATTCTTGCCGCGGCAGGGCCTCCTGCGGCGAGTGCCTTCAAGGTCGCCGCGTGCACCAACTCGTGCAGGATATGCCTCTCCGCCTCGCGCGGCGTGAATAGCAGCACCGTATCCGTGCGCGGGCTGTACGCTGCCGCATACTTCTGCGCGTAGGACCGATCCCCGAAATTGAACCCGCCTTGACTGTCGAGCGTGATGGTCGACGTCACGCCGAGTTTCCTCAATGCGGCCGCCAGATAGCGGTTGAACGGCCGCCGGCTGGCCTTGCCGATGAAGGAGAGAATTTCCGCGGCCGACTTGCCCTCTTGGGCCATGTTGTAGATGGCGGAGTCGGCTGGGGTGATGGTGGCGGTTACTCCACGATTGAACAGCGGGAACCCTTCGCCGAGAACCTTTGCGCGCAGTTCCGGAGTTGCTGCATCTGGTTCAATGGGCGGTCCATCGATGCGTAAATCACCGCTTCCGACACTGACGCTATTTCCGGCAGAGCCTGGAGAAAGTCCGGGTGATCCAGTGTGAATTGCGTTATCGCTCGCCGCTCCAGCAGCAAGGGCTTCATGTCCAGAAATGCCGACGCCACCGTCGCCCCCACCATCCTTTTCAGCGTCTGGTACTCCTTGTCCTCCGCTTCTGCCATTTGGCCCTGATCCATTGCGAATGCCCTCTTTGCCCACGCCGTTTTCAGCGTTTTGGTTCTGGCTATCTCGTTCCAGATCGATGCGTCCACGCTCGTCAGTGACATTCTCTTGCTCCAGTTCGGTTTTTGACTCTACGCCGATCACGTCGCGCTTTGAAGTTGCGTCATCCTTGCCGCCAGACATGGCGATGTACGCGCCCTGCAGATGGTCGATTGTGATCCCATCCGCCACTTCCGCGCCAATCTTCTCGCGGATCGTTTTCAGGACAAAGCGCGCCGCGTCCTTGAACGAGTGGTAGCCCAATCGGAATGCCGCATCGAACACGCGCACCATGACCGGGAATAGCTTTTGTTCCTGCTCCGGCATCATGTTCGCGCGGAACCGCTTGCCGAAGATGTCTGCGAGGTCGCCAAGCGCGTCGTTCAGGTCTTTGGCTGCTTGCTGCTTGTCAGTCAGCGAGTCGCCAGCAGAAATGTCGGCGGATACATTTGGCGATACATTGCCGGCCTTCGCGGCCGGCATGGCCGCTGGCGTCTGCGAAAGAGCCGCGCCACCGGCCGCCGGCTGCGCTTTGGCTTGCGTCGCCAAAGGCGTCCCCCCTGGCAACTTACCAGCATTTCTTGTTGGTTCGGCAACAGGAGGGTTCAACGGCGCATCAGACAGCCCGCCCATCGGCTTTGCAGCAGCCTTCTCGGCATCCTCTGCCGACCTAGCTACCTCGGCGTCTGCGGCCTCTTGATTGGTCTGTCCGGATAGCGCGAAGCCTTCTCCCGGTTGTGTTCCAGTGCGTCCACTATTCTTCTCGTCGCCACCATCTTGGCTATCTGATCCCTCGTCATCCTGTCCGATCCAGGGAGTTTCTTCGTCTCTTGCGTCATCTGCGGCCTCCTGTAGTTTGCGATTTCCCTCTTCGATGCGTTCCGCAGCATCAACCCATTCACGCAGAACGCGCGATGCCTCGTCCTGAAACTCCCTGCCGCGCAGTCCCTTCTGATGCAGATCAAGGAGGAGTGCGTCAACCTCCTCGTCGCTGACAAGATTCTCGGATCGGCTCATCAAGCTGTCGAAGATGTCTTGTGACCGCTGGTCAAGCGCCCTTTCAAGAGCATTCTGGCGCTTGGACAGGATGGATATGACTCGTTCTTCAATGTCCGAAAACTTGACGAACGCTGTTTTCAGGCCAAACTCTTCCGCCTTCTTCCGAATGTCGGACTTGTATTCCGCAAGCCGAGCCGCTTCCGCCTCGCGTTGCTGCGTTTCCATGTCCGTGATGCGCTCGCCGGCCGCCGCCCTCCTGATCAACTCGGCAAGGTGTTCCCCGTCGCGCACGTCGAAGTTTTCCGACTCGCGCAGGTGCATGGCCAATTCTCCAAGATCGGCAGATCCACGGTTCGTGAACAACCCGCGCAGTTTTGGCTGTCGATTGGACGTATCGCCAGTGGTGTCGAGTGCCATGGACGGATGGATTCCATCGCCGCCGGTGATGCGCAGGATGGCGTTGAGAAGCGTGGCGCCGCGCCGGTTCGGTGGAAGGTTGGACTTGATGGTTGATGACCCGGTGGCTGGTCGCGTCTTCCCCGTTACAGACAAGGCCGGTCGTGCCTCACTCTCCGGGGTTCCGTTGGTGGCAACGGATGTTCCCACAGGATTCCCGGATGTTCCCGAAACTGATTTCGGCAACATCGCCGCGCGCCGCGCAATCTCCGCCTGCGCGGCCTCCCGGATGACCGTGTTCTTGTTCTCTGCGGCCTTCGCCAGTCGCGCGTCGTCGTATCCGGCGAGCCGCTTGGACATCCTCTCCTGGATTCCAGGGGACAACACCGGATCAGCGCCAACGGGCTCGACTGCCGCTTGGACCGGAGCCTGCCCAGAAGTCTTCACGGCAATATCCGCCGCAGCATTCTCCAGCTTGGCCGCGAGTTTCAGCAGTTTTGCGCGGCTTCTCCCGCTGACGGAATCCGCGGCTACTCGGTGCCTGGTGGCTGCGGCCTGTAGTTCGGCGATGTCCTCGGAGGGAGTGGATACCTTGGCGGGTTGCGCCGATCGTCCCGACGTTGCCGGCTTGGGGACTTGGGTTTCGTTGCCATTCTGTTGTCCTTGTGGTTGTGGGATAACGCTCGCAGGCTCTGCCTGTTGGCCATTGGGAGTGGCGACGGGAGTGCTCCGGGAAGGCTCGGTCGCGGGAACCTGAGCGCCCTGCGTCATGGTGGCCATCGGCACCTGTGGCGGATCGGACAGGTCGGTGACGCCACTCTCAGCCGCCACAGTTCGCGTAACGGGCTCCTGCTGGGGCGCGTCTGCGGTTGCCGACACCGCGACCGCAGACGGGTCGATGGCCGGACCAGCCGGCTGTCCAGGGAGGGTCGAGAGCGCTTTCTGCAACGGCCCGGCATTCGGATCGATCACGACCGGCGGCGCCACGGCCTGCTCCGGCACTGGAGCCGTTCCGTCTCCGGCTTCTTGAGCCGGCCGGCCCGGATCTTCCTGATCTGCCCGGTTGTCGGCCATTGCCTGCGCCACTTTCCCGGCGCCGCCCATGACGAACCCCATCAGGCCGCCGGTCACGCCGCCGGAGAGCGACGCCGGGATGACTCCAGCCATGGGCCGCTGATTCGGGTCGAGGTAATCGCGCTTGGCAAGGTTCTCGATGTACTGTTCCGGACCAGACTGCGCCGCCTCCTGGAGTGCCTCGTTCCCGACGCCCTTCGCGACCTCTTTCCATAGCGGCGTCTTGGCCGTGCTCTTGGCCGTGCGATAGGCGCCGCCAAGCGCCCCGCCGCCCGTGGCCATCCCGATCAGGCCGGTCGACAGCGCCGTTCTCCCGAAGACCTCCCGCTCGGCCAGGTCGGCCAGACGAGCACGCGCCCCCTCATCGCCGAGGGTCTTCCTCAGCTCCTGATACGCCGGATGACGGTCGATCTGATCCTGTGGCGCCTGTTCGATCTCCGACTTGATCTGCGCCGCGTTCATCGCCGCCGAGGTCACGCCTTCCGATACCCCCATGCCGATAGCCGAAGGCGCCGCCGCGGCCACCCGTCCGCCGAAGGTCGTTGCCGGAATCGCGCCGCCGGCCAGCGCCATCGTCTCTCCCCCGATGCCGCGCGCGGCCAGCCCGGCCGCACCGCGCGTCAGCAAGTTGGCTCCGATGCCGCCAGGAATGGCCATGGCGGCCGTCGACGGAAGAGACTGCGCCGCGCTCATCAGCGCAGACTGTACCGGAGTCTCCCCGAGCTTCGGAATCACCGAGTCCGGATCATCCTCAAAGATCGGATTCTGGGCGACTTGACGGCCGGCCGGCGTCATGGCGTCCATCCAGTATTTCTGCCCCACGTCGCCGGCTTCCCGCAGTGCCTTGCCGACCCGATCCGCCCCGGCCATTCCGGCCAGCGAGCCTATCCCT